TCAACGTGCCGAAGCTGGACCTGGTGGCGGCAGGGAGGAAGTTGATCGAGACGCACCGAGTGGGAGTTTGTCCGGGCATCGACTACGCGAAAGACTTTGAACAGCAGATGAAGTCGTTCCACGAGATTCTGAAAGAAAACAAGCATCTAACCTTCGAGGCCGCGACGGGAGACCATGACGACGCGGTGTGCGCTTTCCTCATGGCCGCGTGGTGGACGACCTACAGCCGACCGAAAGACCGGGAGCGAGAGCGAGAGCGACCGATCCATACTCGGAGAGCTGCCCCCGCTGACTGGAATCCTCTGGATTACCTGAACTAGTAGGAGGGTCTATGATCTCCAGAGAGGCACTTGGCAAACTCTACGGCATGAAGGCCCGCATGAAGATGGAGCGATCGCGCTTTGACATGCGCTGGCGCCAGATCGCGGCCTATATCAATCCATCAACGGCAGACTGGAATGATCTACCTCCGCAGTCCTCGAGTCACGTCCTCGAGGATCTGTCCCAGGTACACGACACGACGGCGATCGAGGACTCAAACACGCTCGCGGATGGCGTGGAGGGGTACGCTTTCTCGCGCGAGGACCCGTGGTTCAAACTCGAGTTTTTGGACGACGAGTTCAACCAGGCAAAGGATTCGAGCTCGTGGCTTAGGGACGTGGAAAAGCATTTGTACAAGCAGATCGCCCGGTCGAATTGGTACGATGAGGCCCGCATCTACGTGAAGGGGGGAGCGGACTATGCGACCTCGGTCATGATTCGGAAGTCGGACTATCGAGAAGGGACACAGACCTATCTGAAGCTCCACTTGAAGCGGTGCTACCTAGACTGGGACAAGAATTTCAACATTGACGTGCTCTTTTACGACTTCTACATGTCGAAGAGTCAGGCGATAGATGCTTTTGGCGAAGAGAATATGCCCGACGAGATTCTCCAGGACACGGACGAGGAGAACGGCCGACAGTGGAAGTTCACGCAGTTCATCTTCCCGCCCGATCGGTATCCCTCGATCCAAGTCTCCTCGGCGCCGGGGATGACGTACTACTCGTGCGTAGCATCGCAGGACTACCACTCGACGCCGATCGAGGAAGGTTTTTTCGAGGTCAAGCCCTTCTTTGTGTGGCGGTGGAACCGCTCCGAGGCCGGGGAAATCTGGGGCGTGGACAGCCCTGGGATCATGATGCTTCCGAACGTGCTCCAGGCCAATTCGACGCGCAAGGACCTGTCGAGGGTTAGTCAGAAGATGGCGCGGCCCTCCATCGCGGCCAGCGAGTCACTCTACGCCCGCATAGACGAGACGCCGAACGGCAAGACGTGGCTCAGGCCAGGTGAGCAGGTGGTTAAGATCGACGACACGGGAAGCCCCGAGGGGCTCCAGTGGGATCTCGACGACCTTCGCAAGGCGATCCACAAAGCCTACCACACAGACTTTTTCCTCATGCTCACGCAGCTCGCGGAGCGCGACAAGACCGCGACGGAGGTCAACGGGCTCCAGGGCGAGAAAGCCGCGATGCTCTCCGCGTTCTTCGGTAGGATATCCAACGATTTCCTCGGCCCGTTCCTGGAGGACTTCTTCCAGTGCGAGCGCAAGGCCGGCCGGCTTCCTCCTCCTCCGAAGGGACTGCCCGCGAAGGAGATCAAGGTCAAGTACGTCTCCCCGCTCGCACAGCTCCAGCAGCGATTCCATAGCCTCAACGGGCTCAGGGAGGCCGCGGCTACGATCCTCCAGCTTGCCCCAGTCATTCCGAACATAGTGGACAACTGGGACTGGGACCAGTACACCGAAGAGGTCTCCACGGCCTACAACGTGGACGGCAAAGTCGCGAGGTCGGAGGCGGACATTGCGAAGATCAGGCAGGCACGCGCGAAGCAGCAACAGCAGGTCCAGCAGATGCAGATGCAGCAGGCTCAGGCCCAGACGGCCGCCGCGGCCGCGAGTGCCCACCAGGGCATGTCCACGGCTCCAGAGCCGGGTAGTCCCGCAGCTCAGGCGCAGAAGGTGAATCAGTGACGAAGGAGGAGAAGGCCAAAAAGTTGGAGTCACGCCGACGCTGGCGGGCGGTTTTCTCCTCGCAGTACGGGGATACGATCCTCGGGGACCTTTTGTATATGTGCGGGATCACTAACCCGAACCCGGCGCAGATTAACCCGGTGCTTGTGAGTTTCGGGAATAAGATCATCGACAACATCGGGGGCGGGATAGACTGCAAGCATTTGATCGACAACGCGAACGATAAGGACGTGGCTGAGGAGGACGAATCATGATAGGAGGCCCACGTATACGAATCTTTTACTCCCCTGACGGAGCTGCGGCGGGTGGCGACGGTGGGGCGGCTGCACCAAGCGCAGCGGACGCGCTCACAGCCCCGACTCAAGGCGCGGAGGGCGCTGCGGGGCAAGCTGACGGCGGCCAAGCTCAACAAGGCCAAACTCAAGGCGATAAGAGGATGGGGGTGGGTGGCGCGCCAGCCTCGCCCTCTGGGCAGTCCCGGATAAAATACAGCTCGCAGGTGCAGGCTGACCTCCGCGAAACACTCGAGAAGGAGTTCGGCGATACTGATACCGTGAACGACCTGGTGAAGCGGGCGCTCGAGTACAAAAGCAAGCTCGGCCGGTCGCTTCTCATCCCGACGAAGGACTCACCGCCCGAGGAACGAAAGGCCTTCCTCGAAAAGATGGGGATACCTCCCGATGGGAAGTACCAGTACAAGCTCGACAAGTTCAAAGATATCCCTGGCGTTGAGGAGTTTGCGGCCAAGTACATCGAGAGGGTTGCGAAGCCGGAACTCATGACACCGAAGCAGGCCCTCGAGGGGCTCGGCTTCTTCCTGGCCGACATCAAGGGCGGATTCGACCGCATGGCGGCGGAGCGAAAGCAGGCCGAAGAGCAGTTCGAGGGCAAGATCAGCGAGCTGGTCAACGGCGACAAAGCCAAGGCTCAAGAGATTATGAACCGCTACAAGGAGTTCATAACTCACCAGATAGGCGACCAGCCCGAGGGCAAAGAGATATACTCCGAGCTGAAACGGGCAGGGCTTTTGACTAACCCGAAGCTGGCGAAGGTGTTCGCGGCCTTGCACCAACGCACGTCGGACATGGCCTTCCACGCGGGGGCTCCGGACCGATCTAAACCCGAGCCTGAGAAGAAACCCGGCTCGATGGGGAATTACTCGTCCGCTTGGGTAGCGGCGCACGGAGGGAAATGATGGGCTTTTTCGATGATCTACAGGATGGGATAGACAAAGAGACCGCGCCGCAGGTCGGCGCACAGGTCGGCAAGCCCGTCCAGGATTCCGAGGCGATCAAGGTGGCCATCCCCGGCGAGGGCGTCGTGGTCCTCAAGCCGGAAGCGGAGCGGTCGGCTTTCAAGCCGGATTCGAAGTTCGTGGAGAAGTATGGTCCCAGGGGGACCATACATAAACAAAACGATAGGAGGACCTCATGAACCAGGTAGAAACGGATTTCTTGGCACTCGTCAAGGATCTCCACACCACAATCAAGAAGATCGAGAAGCATGTCGAGACAAATGCGCTCGCTGTCGGCCATGGCTTCCTTTTCGCCGTCAAGGCGGTGAAAACCTTCGCGGCCGACAAGCTCGTCGCGGCCGGGATCGACATCGACGCTCAGGCGGTCGATGCGGCTATCCCCGCGAGCATTGCGGGAGCGGTGGGGGCCATCACCCCATATCTGTCGACGGAAGGGCTGGATTTCCTCTCCGAGGCCGACAGCATGTGGAAGGGCGGGGCGAACCCGTTCAAGGTCGAGAAGGTCGCGGGCGGCTTCGTCCCACCCGTGGACGCTCCGGTCGTCATTCTCGACAGCAAGGCCCCTGACCCGCCTGCGCAGTAGAGAATTCTCCGGAAGTGGTATGCGGCCCCTTGGCTTGACATTCTCGAGCCGAGGGGCTATTTATTGATTGACGGGTCAGTTTGACCCTCTTCGCGCGGTTCCCAGAATCGCCCAGGTGAGATAGCTGGCTAACTGTAGCAAGGATGCCGGCTCGCTCCGAAGGATACAGGACGGACAGGTCGCACACACGATCCTAGTTCGAGGTGTATCATGAGCACTCTCACCGCTTATACACGCCTTACCCTCACGGAAGCCAACAAGCGGGCCGGTTTCACCGACATGGCGGCGATACTCGGCGAGCGCAAGCAGATGAACGACTTCCTTGACGAAGTGCCGTGGCTCCCCGCCACGCATGGCAACTTCAACAAGGCTTTTCAGGCTTCCCGTCTCGGCAAGGGCGGTTTCTCCTATGTGAACGGGCCTGTCCCGATCATCTCTTCCACCGGCCAGATCGTGACCGAGCCCGTCAAGATGTACGAGGGCGACAGTCCGATCGACGACAGAATTCTCGACAGCGCCATCGATCCCTACGCCGCACGCGATGCAGAGGATGCGATGAACATGGAAGGTCTCCTGCAGGACTGGACCTCCCAGCTCGTCTATGCCAATCAGGGCACCACGGGCGCGGACGCTTTCCAGGGTCTCTGGGCGCGTCGAGCCTCCTCGGGCACCAGGACGTGCATCAGCGCCGGCGGCTCGGGCGGCAACTACTCCTCGATTCTAGTATGCGAGTTCGGCCCCGCGGCCTTCTATCTCGCGTATCCCGAGAACACCGGGGCTCCCCCCGGAATCTCCAACATGGACCGCGGCCTCGTCAACATCGCCGCGCCCACGGGCTCCGGCAACTACTGGGCGTGGATCAGGCACTACGAGATATGGGCAGCGATCATCCTCCGGGACAACCGCGCCATGATCCGCATCGCCAACATCAACAACACGTTCGGCGGGACTGGTGCCTTCGCCACCCCGGTGATCTCCAAGGCCAAGAACTACCTGCCACGGATGGGCCGCAACGCGGTCGCCTTCTGCGGCCGTACCATCCACGCCCAGATGGACGACCTGGCGGTCAACAAGGCCAACAACTTCATGAGCGTCCAGGAGTTCGAGGGCTTCGGCCCCATCACGTGCATGAGCGGGATCCCCGTCCGCATCATGGAAGTCCTGATCGAAACCGAATCGAACGTGTAAGGAAGGAGGCACAAAATGCGCGACGGACTATTCTTCTTCGAGGCGGCGGCCACCTCCATTCCGAACACGGCCAGCACGTACACGGACCTCGCGAACGTCATCGACCTGGGGACCATCGACACGGGCTCCAGGTTCACGGTGCAACATCTCGCGGAAGGTGCGGGACAGCAGGCGTATGTTTGCTTCATGGTCGGCGCGACCTGGAGCACGGGCACGGACGGATTCACGCCGTACCTGAAGACTAACGCCTCGGCCTCCATCACGGCCGGTCAAGCGACCATCTTCGCTATGGGCGGCTCGGGCGCGCTCTCGGCGGCGGTTCCGGCAATCCAGAACCCCGTAGCGGGCACGATCTACAAGCTCCCGATACCCGAAGGGATGCTCCTGCGGTATATCTCGGCGGGCGTTTTCGTTCCTGTCGCGAACACGGGCGGCCCGTACACTAACATGTACTGCTGGCTCGAGACCGGCGCGAACTCGATTCTCTAGCGGATAGGGGCGGCTCCCACGACCGCCCCTTTTTGGAGGGACTATGTACCTTTGTATCCAAGACTGTTACGACAGCGCACAGCAGATTTACTATTCCAGGATGAATGTCTATCAACTCACTGACGCCCTCGTAGCGATCTACACGGCGACAGGATGGATCGGGGGTGATAACCCTCTCTTCGTTCCTGCCTAACGAAAGGAGACCCATATGAAACTCGATTGTATTCAGAGATGCTTCGATTCCAAGAAGGCCCTCCTCTACGAGGAGGGCGTCTATACCGTCGTCAAATCCGTGCAGAGAGGCATGATGGCAACCGAGTTCCTTATCGACGAGGCGACGGTCGATCGGTTCAAGGGTTACGGCTGGATCGGCGGCGAGAAAAACACAAAGGGCGAAGAGTCCGATGATCCGAACTTCGTCCCGCACGCCGAAGAGCAGCGCAACTTCGTCGACATGTCCCGCGGCGAGCTGAAACGAGTCGCCGAGGTGATAGGCTTCGAGATCGACGGGGCGATGCCTCGAGACCAGATTCTAGCGATGGTTCTCGAGTCTCAGGGCATGGATTCCGAAGAGGCGGTCAGGACGGTCCTGGTACGCCCGGCTTCGATAACCGAGGCGCCCAAGGCTCCGAAGAGAGTCGCGCCCAAGGCTCCGAAGCTCGTGAAGTAGTGAATTAGGGGAGGTTCAGGATGCCCACCATCAATTACAGCGCTTCGTGGGTTGACGTTGCAAATGACGCTCTGGGTATTCTGGGCCAACCCTTTATTCAGACCTTCGGCGACACGTCGGCGCAGGCCCTCGCGGCTAATGCCCACTTCGCGAACACGATCGCGGGCGTCCTTCAATCCCACGACTGGCGCTGTCTCGCCGTCATGGTCCAATGCCAACTGTGCGCAAATACTCCGGCCTATAAGTGGATGTTCGCCTACCAGCTCCCGAGTGACTTCTTCCGACTCCTCGACCTCGACGTGGGCGGCGACGATTACGAGATAATGAGCGGGCTTTCGGTCGGAGTCCCCGACTCCCTCGTGGTGATGTCCAACGGCTACGGCGACACGTACAACGCCCTTGGGGTTCAGACGACAACCGCGCAAATCATCAACCTGGTTTATATCCAGATGCCGCAGGACGCGCAGAGCCTTCCGTACGTGATGAAGAACCTTATCGCGGCAGAGCTTGCCGTCGCCATGGCGCCTCGACTGGTGGACAACGAGCAGACGATTTCCCGCGCATCGGCCAACGCGCAGCAAGCATGGGCCGATGCCCTGTCCTTCGATTCGCGGCTCCGCAAGGACCCGAAACCCATGTCGCCCTCCAAAAACGGAGTCTGGAACGACGAGCACCGGCACGGGCTCCCGAACGGGTACAACCCGGCCAGCTCCTTGGGGATGATAAATTAATGCCCGATTTCTTCACGCTCTGCCGGAACAACTTCTCGGCGGGCGAACTGTCCCCGCTCATGCAGGCAGCGGTCGACAAGCCCTTCTATCCGCAGGGCTGCCAGATCCTCGAGAACATGATCCCGCAGCGAGGAGGGTCCGTCAGGCGAAGGCCGGGGACGTACTACGCCGGAGCCGCGGCTGGCGGGACGACGGCCTCGAGGCTAATTCGCTGGAAAACCTCGGACGGGTCCAACTGGGTCCTCGAGCTCTCGAACCTCTATGCTTCGGTATGGAATGTCTCGACGCACACCAAGATCAGCGGGGTGGCGACTCCCTACGCTCAAGCCGACCTGTTCAACCTCTCGTTCTGCGACGTGAAGTCTTCTCTGTCGGATGTCTCGGGGACCTCGGGTCATGGGTTATGGATCGCCCACCAGAGTTACCCTCCCGCCTACTTCCAGTTCGACGGGACGACGCTGCACTACGTGGTTCCGACGCCGAATACGACTTTCCCCTATGGCGGATACACTCCTACTCCTGCGAGCCCGTACACGACCTTCGTCTCAGGGGACGCGAACGCGAATGCCTGGAATAACTTCTCCGGGGCAGGGAATTATCCCGCCGTGGTGTCCTTCATCGGCGGCCGGCTCACCTTCTTCTCGACCAAGAACAACGGGAACCTCATGCTCATGTCCCGGTCCCCGGACTATATCAACGGGAACGACCGGCTTTTCGACCTCACGACCCTGGCGAGCGGAGCCTCCGCGCAGTCTCCCGATAACGCGATCGCCAACTTCTATTCGGCCCTCGCGCCGACTCCAGTCCGGTGGGTCGTCTCGCACCTGCGGATGATCGTCGGGACGGACCGGAATATGTGGGCCGACAACGGGCAGGCCTGCAGCGCGGGAGTTTTCGGCATCCAGACAGCAGGATTCAGCGGGGCGAGCTCCGTTCCCGGCAAGGGCATCGAGAACTACGTCGTCTTCGTCGGTCACTCAGGGCGCACGCTTTCGAAGATGTACTATCACTTCATGTACGGGTTCTACATCGACGAAGAGCTCACGAAGATGTCGGACCATATCCTCAATTCGGGCGTCGTCGAGATGGATATCCAGACCTACCCCTTCCCGATCGTCTGGCTCGTGCGGGCGGACGGGGTACTCGTATCCTGCACGCTCGATCTCCAGGGCGAGCTCCAAGGCGAGGGGAAAGTCGTCGGATGGGCTCGCCATCCGATGTCGGGGAACGTGGCGGCCGTCTGCTGTCCTCAGACCAACGCGGCGGCGGCAGGAGTCAATACACCATCGAGCGCGGGAAATGACGAGGTGTGGCTATGCGTCAACCGAGGAACCGCACTCGCGCCGGCCTTCGATATCGAATACATGATCTTCCACGACCTGCAGAACGTCGCGCTTTCCGACCTGCACTACGTGGACTGCGGATCCTACTTCTCGGCCCTGAACGGCCCCACTCCCACAGTCGCGCAGCTCGCCAACCAAACAGTGGACGCGGTCGGTGACGGGGCGGTACTTCCGCGCGTGACGCTGAATTCGTCAGGTCAATACACGTACAACCGATCAATAAAGCAGCTCCATATCGGGCTTCCCATGCCCTCAGTCCTCTGCCCGACTCGCCCCGATGTCCCTGGCAGACAGACGGGGAGCACTCAAGGCAAGACCAAGCGGATCACGAGGGCCGTAGTGCGCGTCTACAATTCGACCCTCGGCAAGATCGGCCGGACGCTTAATCCGTCCGGGGCCGGTTCTTTGCAGCGGGTTATCATTCCCTTTGTCGGTGGAGTGCCGGGATCTAATGCCTATGAAGCCATCGCGCTTTCGGGTGGTATCCCAGCCTCGGGGACGCAGTACCCGATCACGTTCCCCTATCAGGCGGTCTCGGACATCGTGGTCACGATTTCGAAGCAGGACTCGACCGATCCCGAGTTCAACCACGTCTATACGCTCATTCCAGGGACGGACTACTTCGTCACGAATCCAAGCATCAAAGGGACGTTGACCGTCATGGCGAACGTCTCGACCTGGGCCGCGAGCCTCGGGTACACTCCGGATACACTCAACATTTACTACCGGCCGACTCTGGCGGGGATGGCCGATCCGCTCGTTTCGGGGGATTTCGAGCTGGACCTGGGGGGCTACACGGACACGGACGGGAATATCTACATCGTCCAGGACGACCCCATGCCCTTAAACGTGGTCGCGATCATGACTAGGATCGCCCTCGAGGAACCATGAGCGACACGCCCGAATATGATGCCTGGAACGCGGGCGGGGCATACCCAACGACGAACGCTGTCAACGCGGAAGGTCAATCTGTCCCTATTGGTGACGTGGGCTACACTGACCCGTCGCTCGACTTCTCGGCCTCGGCCCTCCAAACTGACGCCACGGCCGCTCAACTTCCCAGCCCGTCTGCTATATCCTCGGCCGCCGCGGGCGCCGCGAGCCTCGCGACTCTCCTTGCAGCCGGTGTAACGGCATTCGGGCAAGACCTCGGCATGAGCGAGAACACGGCGGCAGGTGTCGCGGGTGCTCTCCAGGACGCGGGGGAAGGCGCGGCGGCCGGTGCGGAGATAGGATCTCTTTTCCCTGGCATTGGAACCTTAATCGGGGCCGGTGTGGGAGCTCTTGCAGGCGGAATTCTCGGATTCTTCACGGGCGAATCGGCCGACGCGGCAAAGCAGAAGCAGCAGCAGATCGCCGAGGACAAGGCGCTCATCTCCGAGACAACCACCCTCCAGCAGGCCAATGCGGAAATGGTCAACGCCAAGACGCAAATCGGCATGTATGGGACGGCGCTCCAGGTCCTACCCACGGAAGAGGCAGGGCAGGAAGCCACGGCGAAGCAGACCGGCGAGGCGAACTATGCGAGCCTCCTTGGCAACTTCGGCAGCGTCAGCGCTCATGCGGGCCAGATGGGCACCGAGGCGGTCAAGGGGAGCTCTGCCGGCGCCGCCGAGGTCGCGCCCGCTATCGAGCTCGGGCAGTTCACGGGAGGCTCGATCGCCTCGGGTGACATTGATAAGTTCAACGTGGACGAGGCGGACAGGGACTTCAAGAGCGGAGTCGCGCAGCCGGTCAACGGCGGGACCTTCGCCGCGGGAATGGCCTCGGTACAGAACCAGGCTTACCAGAATTGGACCTCGTACAACAACCAGGTGAGCATGTATCAGAACAGCGTTATCCCGACCTTGCAGTCGACGATCGCCACGGCGACCTCGCAGATCAACCAGCTTACGGCGGCCGGCGCTTCGGTGACCGGTCCGGTGGTGTAGTATGGACGTACCCCAGGTAAACGACCGGCCAGTCCTTCAGGCCTTCCAGGCTGAACGCGAGGCGCAAAGCGGGATGTTCGTCCCCCAGGAGATCGAGGCGCAGAACCAAGCCGCCTACGCTCAGGACCAAAATAGGGCCTTCGCCTCGGCGGCTGGCCTCGTCAAGGGAATCGGGGAAATGTGGGCACAGGGGCAGATGGAGGCGGCGAAGGTCGCCTCTTACACCGCTTCGCAGAAGCTCAACGACCAGTGGATGTCCGACGCGGCTTCGGGGAAGATTCAGCCCTCCGTCGCCGATGATGGGACAGTCACGGTCAAGCCTACAGATGAATGGACAGCGATGCGGGACAACTTCCTCTCGCAGGCGAAGGACAAGTACCAGGCTCCCGGAGCTCAGAGCTTCCTTCAATCCTCCATCCTCGAGAACGCGAACCGGGTCCAGACGGACGGTCTCCGCGCGGTCTACGACAAGTACCAGAAGGACTACTACGCGAACGCCTCCCTCGGCCTCCAGATGACGACGGACGCCCTCGCCAAGGGAAACAGCTTCGAGCCTGAGCTCGACGGCCAGGGCCGGACGGTGGACTACAAGAAGCTCGACCTCTCGACCGAGACGGACATCATTCGACAGAAAGTCATGGATATAAAAGGCCTGGACGGCCCCGCTCAGAACATCCTCATTCAGCAGCAGAAGAACACCGTATTCGCGGGCATGGTCGACAAGGAAGCCCAGCGGCTCGCGGCGATCGATCCGGCCCAGGCAAAGAGCTTCATCGAGGCCGCGAACGACAAGTACCGGCCCGACGACGTAACGAAACTGGACGACCAGGCCCTGAAGCAGCTCCTCGACAAGTCCAGCGTCATCGAGCAGGCGACGAAAGAGAAGATCACCAACGACGCACAGACACAGATCGAGAAAATTCAGAAGGGGGCGAACTCTGGATGGGCCGACGCCTTCACAAAGATTCAGGACCAGAACTCGAAACAATACCCTGGTTACAAGGATGAGGACGACAAGATCGCGGTAAAATTCGCGCAGGCGGCTGGCGCGACCTGGTTGAACGTCATAGGCCAGGACCTCACAAACAAGAACGAGGACGCATTAAAAGAGGACATGGTCAACCTTAAGAATGACTTCGCCCATGATTTCAACGTCAATAACGCAGCATTCGCCGATCAGAAAAAATCTATCCAAGCGTTCGCAGATGCGCAATTAGGCCGGGACGAGGAGCAGGACGCGAAGGAACAGAAGGCGCGAGAGACCGCAGAGGCGAAGGGTTGGTACGATATTGTTGACGCTAATTCTCGCAATTATGAAGGGCTGCAAAATATCCGGGATAAGATCACTCATTCGAGCGATCCTAATCTCACAAGCGAATCGAAGCAGGCCCTCATCAAGACAATCGACGAGTACAGCAAGGAACCAAGCCCCGATCTTGCCAAGAATATATCTTTCCTTAAAGAGCAAGTCGCGCAGGGAGCAATTCCTCAAGGAGCTTTAGAAAAATACCTCATACGTGAATCCGGGAGAGCAACCAATTTCAATAACCCAGTTTACATGAAACAGCTTTCCGATGGTTTAGATGAATGGAATAAAGGACTTGAAGGGCAATTTAAGGCAAACTCGGAGATACTCAAGCAAGCGGCCTTGGATTTCGTTGGAGTGAAGGATATCAAGGAACTCAAGGATCCGGCTAAACTCGCGGCCTATGCTCGGTGTCTCGATGATCTGACAAAAGCATCCATCGCTAATTTCAACGCCAGTAAGACAAACGACCCGGAAGCGTCTCAAATGATCGCTATAGATACGACGGCGAAGATGGTTTCTCGCGGGTTCTCGAATCCGAAGAATCCGGAAGCTCCTCCGATGGCTGGTAGCGAAGATGCAGCGCTGGCGAAATTTGTACAGGGTGAAAAGGCAGGCTCGACCACGGTTGACGCCTCCGGGAATGAATCCAGCCTCAACAGTGGGGAATTGAAGAACGGTATAGCGCTTTCCGAGAAGCGAATCAAGACGGCGATCCCTGGGGTCGAGATTATTGGCAACTCCTTGGAAAAAGGAGATCAGTATGGACTCACGAATACAGGAGAGCGTATTTTTAAGGCTCAGGATGGGAGCCAGTACAAGGTCAGCTCGGATGATGGAAAGACTACCACTGTAATGGCGAGGTATAACCAAAGCGAGACATCGGGCGGAAAGACTACGCGAGTATTAGGACCGTGGGTCAAGGTCACTGAGAAGACCCAGGCACAGAAAGACCATGCCGCTGCCACGGTGATCGCCACCGCGACCGAAAACCAGGACATAAATCGAATCTTGACCAAGGAGCAGAACGACAGGAAACAAACGGAGTACCAGGCAAACCAAGAAGTTGCCTCAAATGTCATGAGTGACCCGAGCAAGTTCGACGCGGCCTATAAGGGATGGGATGGGGAAGGCAAGGTAGCCGATTATCTGATGAAGTGGGAAAAGGCTCATTAATGGACCTCTGGGACCAGAGCACGACGGCCGACGACGCGGGTAAGCCCGCCGCGATGGCGCAACTCACCAGCGAGCCCACGGGGGAAAATAAACCAGCCCTCCCCGCAGCGCCGGGCCCGCCCGAGCAAAAGCCCGAGGCTCCTCCCAAGACAGCCGCACCGACCGCGCCCACACCACAGGCACCTCAAGGCGGGGCCGAGGAACAAGTCAGTAAAATCCTCGCTCCTATAGCGAAACAAGTCTCGGACATTGGGCTCGTCCCTGTATCCTCTGATGAGTACGACTCGATTATGCGAGCGGCTAAAAACTCTCCCGATCCGCAGACTACGATTGCCAAGGCTTCCCAGGCGATGATGTACCAGAAGCTCCTTGGGATACCCGCCGACAAGGCGATGGATTATCTCCCGGCTCTCAATAAAGCCTTCGTCGGCGACCCGATGCCTTCCCAGGAGAACTTCGGGAACACGGTTTCTAAGGCTCTGGATAACGGGTCGTACTTCCTCCAGGCGGGTAGGATCGGCGGACTCCTCGCGAACGATCCCCATAACCCCGAACTCAGAGCAGCGGCCGACTACGTCAATAAGAAGCTCGAGGAGACCGCTCCCTACGCTCAGAAGAACATATTCACCCAGGCCCTCCAGATGGCGCCATTCATGATCGACGGCCTCGCGACCTCGGCACTCGGAGGCGTCGGTGGTATCGCCTCGATGGTTACGGCCGTGGCGAACGTCGCGCAGATGAGCGCAACCATGCGTGGGGCCGACTTCCTCCGAATCCAACGGGACACTCAGGCGGCTCTCGTCAAGAAAGGGGTCGATCCGGAGGAAGCCTACCAGAAGGCGACGGATGTCGCCGGGCCGATCTCCCAGACCTCGGGCATCATCGAAGGAAGCCTGGGCGAGCTCCTCGGCGGATTTCCGGCCCTCCGGGGCCTCATGGGCAAGGAAGCGGCCCCGATCACGTCCAAGATCATCGACGCGATTATGCAGGACGGCGTCACGTCCAGGGTAGGCCAGAAGCTCGCTTTACAGGGCGGTTTACATTACGCAGGTTCAGCGCTCGAGTCCGGCGCCAATATGGCGGCGTTTGAACTCACGCAGCGGCTCTCGGATAAGACGGCGGCCGTGCTCTCGGACTCTGGGGTTCCACAGCCCACGGCCGCGGCGATCGCCAAGGATGTAGGGGGAGCCTTTGGAAACGGTATCCTCATCGGCCTCATTACGGGCGTACCAGCCCTTGCGAAGGCTGAGATAGGCGCCGTGCGAGCGGGAAGCGCCGAGGCGGCAACACGGCTCACGGAAGCGAAGAACCTCGCCACCTTGGCGAAGACGTTCGACCAGGACGGATTCAAAGCGGCGGTAGACCGACTCCCGGACCTCGTCTCTTTCAAAGGAGTGGATCCAAAAGACAAAGCCGCGCAGCTCGACCAGATATGGAAAACTTCCCACGCATCCGAGGCGCCAGAAGCCACAGGCAAGAGCGGAGAGGCCCCGGAGGGTAAAACTACCACCCCGGCCGCTGGCGAGGCTCCTGAGCCCGCCACGGGCTCAACGGCGCCTCTCGCTCGAGACGAAGGCGGGAAACTGTACGCGAACGATGAGCCTGTTGTCCTTCGGCGTGATGGATCATCCATGATCATGGAGGATCGGATAGGCGATCCGACCAGTCAAAAGGCCTATTCCCTGCACCAGTTTACGGTCGACGACGAGGCCAAGACTGTCACGGTCGACTCGATGCGCTTCAAGCAGGGGACCGGGGACGCAGAGCGCGAGGAGATGGCCCGGCAGTACGTGGACCGGCTCCAGCAGCGATACCCCGGATTCGATATCAAATGGGAGCCCTCGGACCCGAAGCTGGCCGCCATCCGGGACAAGATCATCGCAGACAATCCCCAGGGCCTCGAGAAGGGACTGAACTACTATCCGGACAAGGAAGCGGCCTCGACTCCCTTCAAGGCCGACGAGTTTAGGCAGAAGGCCCAGGCGGCTTTCGGGCTCAAGGACAACGAGGCGGACGCGGCGCTATCCCTCGTCCACGCCTTCGCGAAGGGGGAAGGGACCGACGCCGAGACCTGGCTACGGACGCACCTTGACCCGAGGATGATCGCCAATGCGGGCGAAAAGCAGATCGCCCAGGGGAACAAAGCCGGAACGTCTTTCACGGATTCCGAGGGGAAACCCATCGCGCCCGAGAAGGTCTCCCAAGTACAGGGCCATGCGAAGGCGCTCATCATCGCTACCAAGGCCGGAGACTTTTCTTCCATCGCCCATGAGCTCTTTCACGTCGCCCAGCTCACCACGAAAGACACAGAGATACGCAAGGCCATTTCTGACTATTTTGGTATACCTTACGATAAGCTCGGGCGAGACGCCATGGAGCACCTGGCCGACAACTTTGAGAGGTACTTAACCTCCGGCCGGGCTGACGCTCATCTCAAGGGCGCGTTCGGGAAGATCGCCGATATCATGGCCCGGTACGTCTCCGAGTTCGTCCGGCGCCTGAAGGGGAACCCAAAGCTCGAGGCCATCTTCGACAAGATGCTCGGCTCGGATACTCCCTTCGGAGAAGCCCTACGAAAGGCCGACGATCAGATCAAGGGTCGAGAGGTCAAGGAAGTCGAGCCGGGAAGCATGGAGGACAAGTACAACAAGATCAAAGGTACCCAGGGAGGGCGAGTTCTCGATGTCGATATCGCGCGTGAATTGGTCCCCGGCTACAAGCCCGAGGAGGCCGGAAAGGTTCACGAAGAAGCCAGCGCCATAATAAAGCAGCGATACGCGGAACTTCTCCAGGGACCCGTCGCCAAGGGGAAAGAGCCTTTTGTCCTTTTCACCGCAGGCGGCAGCGGGGCGGGAAAGACAACTGCGATCAGAACGACCCTTGACGGACTCAGGGGAAAAGCCGATATTATATACGAAGGGATGATGAGCAAGGTTGAGTCTTCTGTAAAGAAGATCGACCAAGCATTGGAGAGTGGACGTGATGTTAATATTGCCTATGTTCATCGGAGTCCTGTTGACGCCTGGCATTCTGTGTTGGACCGCGCCGAAGAAACAGGCCGAACGGTTCCCCTCGATGCTCACGCCGAAGCACATAGTAACGTTCAGACCACGATTGAGAAGCTCCAAGGTATTTACAAAGACACTCCACAAGTCATTTTCCACGCAATCGATAACAACCAGGGACCAGGAAAAGCGAGGGAAGTTCCTTTCGAAACTCTCCCCAAGATTGAGACCCAAAATCTCAAGGAGCAACTACATGAAGGACTTACCGAAAGATACCGAGCCGGCAGTATCTCTGAAAAGACGTACCGCGGATCAGTACCCACCGCCCCTAATGAGCCCAGAACGCCGGAAGGAAATAACGGAGCAACTTGGGAAGGAGCTGGCGGACAACCTGAATCGCAACGTCCTGAAGTCTCGCAAGTAGAGGAACCCGTGCGCGGGGTTCCCGCGCGCGAGGGCGAGAAGATTGCCAAAGAAGCGACGACGGTCCAGCACGAGCTCGCCAATGAGCTCGGGGCCCTGAACGGCGCGCTGAAGCTCGGGAAGGGCGATCGGGCGAAAATCCTCGAGCAGTACGGATTCAAGGCCGGCGACGAGCCGGCGATCCGCGCGAGGGTCGCGGAGCTCGAGGGGAAGGTCCAGGCCTGGGACAACTGGTCGACCGACCCCGCGAAGTACCAGGAGCTCCGTCGACGGGCAGGGCTCCCCTTCAAGCAGGACGTTATCGACGCCGCTTCCCAGACCGAGGCGGAGACAGGCCGGCCCGAGGAGCCCATGCTCTTCCAGCACGACGACGACCTCGAGGAAGCCCGGCAGTACAAGAGCCCCGAGGAATGGATGAAGGCCACGGGCGCAAAGGACGAGGACGCCGACTTCTACAAAAAGACATGGGAGGAAGCCACCCAGAAGCCCCTTGTCTCAAGCGCTCAGGCCCGCGTAGACTTCGCCAACGAGGTCAAAGCCGACAATCACGCCCTCGGGCACGAGCTCCTCAAGGCGATCGGCGAGAACTTGCTGAACGGGAAGATCGCAGACGCGCACGCTAAGGGCGGCCGTGAGCTGTCCGTTATTGACGCCTACGCCCTCGATAAGGTATCGGGCCGGCAGATCACCGAAGCGAAGTGGATGGTCATTGACGCATGGATCGAGAAGAACCCTGACAAGTACCGCACGCTCACCGCGAAGCTCCTTGGCCGCGACGATATAACTCGGCAGATGGGCGCGGAGGGCGACGGGACGGCGCCTCGGGAGCCCGTCAGGATCAAAGGCTCCAACTCCGACCAGGACGCCCAAGTCGCGGGAGCGGCACTTCAACGCCTTGTCGACAAGCTCGAGCCAGAAGCAGCGGATAAACTCTCCTCGGAGAAGTGGACCAAGGCCTCGGCTCAGGCTTATGCCGAGTCTACTCGGAAGGATATCGCCCGGCTGCAAGCCAAGGTCGACAAGTCTCAGGCAGAGGTCCAGCAGCTCAAGGACCTCATGAAGGCGCAGCGGGCGGGGCAGCTTGCCAGCGAGCAACGGACGGCCTACGAGAAGACTGTCAGGCGGAACCCCGGCCCGACGATCGACTACGCCCACGCGCAGATCGTCAGGGCGGTGATGGACTTCCTGGACCCCATCGACCAGGGCAAGCGGGTCATGACGGACGAGAAAAACGCCGTCTTCGCGAAGTACGACGAACTCGCGAAGCAGTTCTTGACCCCGGAGCAGATCGATAAGATCAAGACAGCACCTCTTAATGAGTGGAGCACGAAGGACCTGAAGGACCTCGCGGGCAGCCTCCGGGAACTTCGGCAGGCCGGCAGGGACGAATACTTCGCCAAGGCCTCGGAGCGGAAGGCTCGCCTCGATGATCAGGCGATGGAGGTTCGGCAGACTCTCGTCGCGAACCATCCGGCAGACGGACGGGCGCCGGTAGGCTCGAAGGAATACCAGGACGCCAACGGCGGGAAGCTCGGGCGAATGCTTCGGAGCTTCGACCTTCCACAGACGAACATCCTCCGAGAAGCGAGGACGATAGACGGGAAAGAAGACGGGCCCGTCCAGCGGATCGTGATGAAGGAAGTAGAGGCGGACCGGGCCTCGGATACAATGTCTCGCGCGAGGAAGGCGGCGCTTGCTGAGGCTTTGAAGGGACAGGACCTCGACGTTAAGCACTTCTACGACAAGAAGGGCGAGGTGCAGATCATGGGTAAAACCTTCAACCGGGCGACACTCATGAGCCTGTACGTCGGGATGCAGGACTCCTTCTCCCGCGGGCATATCGTCTACGGGAATTTCATGTCCCACGTAGACCGTGAAGCGATGGCCGGGCATCCTGAGCTCGAGGAAGCCGGGGACCGGATAACTTCGGCGATCAGGCAGGCGACGGACACACTTACGGCGAAGGAAAAAGCTGTCGCGGACGCCTACCTCGCCAACATGAACGAGCACCGGGGCCGGTTCTTTAACGCGGAAGTGGAACTTGACAACAAGAGTCCTGAGAATGTTCAGGCCTATTTCCCCTGTTATCTCAACGAGCCAGAGGACCCGAGGGGATTCAAGGCCGATATTATGGGGCTGTTCGGTCTCAAGAAGCAGACGAATAAGGGCGCGACGATCAACCGTATCGACATCGCACCGGAAAACCAGAAGTCTATCAACCTCGACTTCTTCAGCGTCTACGAGAAGGCCATTGAAAGCCAAGAGCGGTTCATTGCGATGGCACCTTTCCTCCGGGACTGGAACGCGGTGTTCGGCTCCTCGAATCGGTCAACCATAGTGCGGGAGGAAATCGGGAACCGGCTCGGCGCGGAGCACGTCCAGTACCTCGACGACTGGGCTGGCTGCGTAGCCAACCCAAAAGCATGGGACCGGATACAGGACATGGAGAAGGGCATGAGCACGGCGGCGCGATACCTCCGCGGCGGCCTCACGACGGCATACTTGGGCTTCCGGTCGGCAATGGGAGTCCAGCACATCGCGACCTATTGGATGCCCTACATCCCCCACGCAGGCGGCGAGCTCCTTCACCAGATGCTCGTCCACTTGAACCCTGTCACGGCGCTGAAAGATTGGGCGTGGATCAAGGAACAGAGCGCTGTCGTCAGGAACATCAAGCCGGGGATAGCGGTTCACGACCTCGCGAAGATGGACTTCGGAAACGCGGCCATGAACAAGATCCGTGACTTATCGATGCTGTTCGAGCAGGGAAGCCAGAACTACGCGGTCCTGAATGGCTGGAAGGCCATGTATGACAAGACCATCGCAGCGGGTCAAGCCGACCTTGGATCAGGGAAGATCACGGGAGATCAACTCCATATTCAGGCAGTGAACAAAGCCGACGAGATCACGCTAAAGGTCCAACCGACCTGGCAGCCCGAGTACATCGCTCCTGCCCTCCGATCTAAGAACGGGATGATGAAAATCATTACGCAGTTCATGGAGCCGATGAACGTGGTGTACAACCAGTTGCGGCATGATGTACCCGATGCGATCGCGGACGGGCATCTTATGAAGGCTGCGGGGATAGTCACAAGCCTCATGGCGGTCGGTGCGGTCTATGGGCTCATCCGGGCGCCGCAAGAGGACGACGACGACGCGACTCAGAAGATGAAGGATGTTTTCGCGGGGATAGCGAAAGAAGGGATAGACTCTATCCTCTTCGTCGGACCTATTCTCGATGGACTTGTCGACAGCGCAATCACGGGGCATACTCTATTTCAGCAGAAGACGGAAGCCTTCCCTGCGGCGGACCAGATGATAAACGCGCTGCAGAAGATAGAGTCAGGGAATGGCGGCGGGGTGGCGCTCATGGAGGCCTTCGCTGTAGCTCTGGGGCTTCCGGTATCCGCGGTGAAGGACTACTACCGCGCGTTTGGCGGGGACCTTGGGGCATTGATAGGACGACCGGCTAAAAAGTAATTTTCCTTCGACCCACGAAGGGGAGATCATGGACCTTTTAAACGCTTTCTCTGGCGGCGTTGTACCCCTCATGGGGCGACAGGCCGCGCTCGGGGCCTCGTGGAACATCTTGAACGGGCAGATTGCGGCGCCGGTGGACATTGACTGGCACATCCAATTCCCCGCAGGAACTCCGGCGAAGCTCGACCTAACCTCGGATAGCACGAACGACGTGGACGCTACGGGCTCGGGAGCCTGGAGAGTCCTCATTGTCGGCTGCGATAAGAACTACAAGATTATCTCGGAAGTGCTCGCATTGAACGGGCAGACGATCGTTACCTCGGCGCTCGCGTATCAGCGGGTGTTCGGGATACAGGTCGTCAAGGTCAACACCACGACCGTTAATGGGATGAATCTCGGGAACATCTGGGCGGTCAAGACCGGGACAGGCGGATCGTACACCGCGGGTAATCCGGGAACCAAGACCGGCCTCGTGTGCGTTGTCACTGCTGGAATGCCGACAGGATACTCCGGTATCTGGACGGTCCCGGCCTGTGAAATAGGGCTGAGTGGTAACGCGGTGAACGCCTGGAGGCTCTTCAACTACACGGCGGGCGTCAGGGCGAACGCGGGGACCTTCGGGATATTCTCGATGGACCCGAGCGACGGGAACAACGGGGCCATGACCATGGACCTCGCGATGGAGCTTTCGACGGGCTCACCGGTCAACTCCGAAATCGACGTGGACATCGCCTCGGACTGGACGCGCCACGGGGGAACGATCTACCAGTGGAGCAAGCCGGGGACGGACATACAGCTCCGGGGGCTGGCCTCGGCGGCAGCCACCTATATGAGCGTCCAGGCGCTCATCCGAAGGATGTAACATGATTACCTCGGCGGTCGTCAAGAATAGTTGGGTTCTCACGCCCGGTAGCCCGCCGTCGATAGGGGCTCAGTACGCGATAACGATCCCGTACTGGTCAACCGGGGACCTGGTCGTCCAGCTCATCGATGCGGGGGGCACAAAGCAGACCCTCACGCTCGGGACGGACTACACCTTGACGACGCCCTCCGGGGTTCCTCCGCAGACCGAGGCCGGGGGGATTCTGACGGTACAGAGCAACTGGACGTACTCGCCCGCAGACTGGGCAACTCTCTCGGTCTACCGTGCGCAATCGGTCGTTCAGCAGACGAACTTCCGCAACGGCGATTCTTTCGACATGCCGACGCTGGAAACTGAATTCGACAAGCTCGTGGGCATGATCCAGGAGACCAACGCGGGGACCACGACAGGATCGGGGGGAAGCTACTTCCCGACCGGCAGCGCGGCGACCGTGCTACAAGGGCTCGCGGCGAGCCTTCTCGCGGGACAGATAGCCTTCGGGCTCCTGCCTTCCGGGACCTCTTCGCCGCTCGCGGTGACATGGCAGCAGCTCCTAGCAGGAACCCTTGGTACAAACATCAAGGGACTCATCGCGGCAGACCTTGGCTCCGGGTGGGTTTCACCGCTCGAGGCGGCGCTTACGTCAGGATGGGCGAGCGCGTTCGCGACGGCCTTCAATACGGCATGGTCCTCGATCATAGGTGCGGCTCCGGGGTCAGGATGGGCGGCGGCCCTCGCGGCGACGTTCATCCCGAGCCCTATCCCTCCTGTCGGCTTCGTCTATTTCCAAGGACCGAACGACGCGACTCCTGCTTCGATGTGGTCAACCGGGACCTGGACCGATGTATCAAGCGAAGAAGCCAACATGACCCGAAGGGTGTACGGAAGCCTTGCGGGCGCATGGGTTTCAGGGACACCGGCAGTTCTTACGGTCGGCGTCTCGGGCGGCGTCCCGACGATCACC